CGCTCCCGAAGACCACCACGGTGTCCGTGGGGAGGTGGCGAGTCGCCGTAATCCAGCGGACGCGCCCGTTACCGCAATGCACGCAACGACGGATCTTCTTACGCCAGTCCACGCCGAACGTGCGCTCCATGTCAGCTTCCCAGAATTTGACGTCGGCTTCGAACGACTCGATGTCTTGGCCCCAATACGCGGGGCGCTTGTTGTCGAGGTAGTCCACGACCTCGTAGTGCGAGGGGTCGAAATTCGTGGGGTTGTGGACGGTGGGGGTGGGCATGTGCGCTACTCCTTAGCTGCCGGTTTCCTGACTGACAAGACCAGTATACACCCTATCTGGGGGGTTTGTCAAACTGCACACGGTTGCACTCAGCCTTGCACCACCAGCGGAATCACGATGTAGTGCGTGATGGGATTGTAGGCTCCGTTTGAAAACTTGATCCGCGCCCCACCCGCCACGTACGCATAGGCGTCTTCTGCCGTATCGAACAAACCTTGCGCGATGTAAATGGGGGCTGGGGTCATCGCCACCGTGTGGTCATACACGAGAATCGTGTAGCCCTTGCCTTCGTGTAATAATTTTTCCATGTCGTTATTGTTTCACAACCAGTTGAGTTTGTCAACTGCATTCAATTGCAGGCGTCCAGTGCCGTGGTCCAGTTCTGGGCCACCTTGATCAAACTCCGTTGATTGGTCTTCTGCTTCTCCACGGCTGCTTGCATCTTGGCCTCATCCATGTATTTCAGCACCTGACGCTGCACGAGCGCCACCAGCACATTCGGAGGAAGGGCATCCAACTCCCACGAGAACTGGCCGTATTTCTCGACGTACGCTTTGTAGCGGCCATCTGCCTTCTTGGCTGGGTTTGGAGGGGGCTTGTAGCGTTCAATCTGCTTCATCGTCAACGCAATGCGCTTCACGAACACCACGTCTTCCCCGAGATGATGGTGAGTAAACATGGCGAGTCGATCCTTGATGTCTCGCGTCATATCGATTCCCGATGGATCGTGGTCCCCCAGATGCAGAATGATCGTGCGCTGTCCGGAGACTTGACGCCGCTTGATAATCCGTTGCGCGGCTCCCCACATTTCCGATTGGGACGTATACCCTCGGCAACTGAAATAGGGGACAGCCAGACGAGGACAACACGCTTCCAGCACCCCCGCCAACGCATCTTTCTCGATCCAGACTTCCACGCGATGAGGTTGGGTTTTCCAGACGTCTTCTCGATACCCGGCTGCGGCCATCTCGATGCCTGCGGCGGGATCCGAAAAATGCCGATAGCTCATGAGGTTCCGCGTCCGGTCCACAATCGCGGTCCAGTCCAGTAACCCTGCCAATCGGGCATCATTCACAATGGTTTTGAGTCGATTGTAGTTTTTCTCCGAATTCGCCCACAGGTCTTTGGCCACGAACTGGTAGTACAACTGCCGGAGCGTCAGATCAAACCCTTGGGCCTGATAGGCGGTCACAATCTGATCCGCGATCTGAATGATCTTCTGCGTCTCCTCCGAGAACGCAATCTCTTTGTAAGGGATCTTAGGCATGTTCGTCAGCCGCACAGTTGACACAAATCACGGTTTCCACGCCGTCGTTCTCCTTCAGCGTGCCGGGGGCTTGATGCTCGGGACACGCCTCCGCCAGACACTCCCGGCAGGACGGCCACGAGGTGTACTGCGGGGACTCCTTCAGGCAGTACGTCCCGGGAGAGGCAATCACCTCACACGTTGTCGCAAACTTGATCATCGCCATTAGTTGGCCTCGATCACGAGATCCACGACGTCGAAGTGGCTGCGCTCGGCGCGGGCCTCGATGCTGGCGCGTGTCTTCCGGCGAAAGCTCGCACAATCGAGCCCGTCGAAGTAATAACCCCTGTCATCGTGCTTCAGGAGGTAGGTCAGCGTACGACCGTTGCGGAGCGTCTTGCGAGCGACCGTGATAGAAGGCATAAGGAATTGTCTCACACAACACTAGGATTTGTCAATCAGACCTTTTCTACCTTGCCGTTCATGACGAAGAACATCCCCTCGGACTTCTCGTGGGTGACCACTTCGAACGGCACCGTGGCTCCTCGGGCCGCTGTTGCCAGTGCGACCTTCTTGCTGCCTGCATGCGTGGAGCCGAAGCTGCCACCCATCTCGTTGTGGGCCGTCCAGTACCACGTCGAGCGAACCTTGCGGAGCGTAATCTTGACGATCATCGGGCCTCCACAATCGTCGCTGAGCCGTCCACGGTCCAGTCTGGGTGTCCGTCACGATCTTTGTATCCCGGCCAGCCGGTGAGCACTCTGAGGCCCTTGTTCAGGGCGTGCTTCCGAGACACCGCACGGAGTCCGTGCTTCGCCTCGTGGATGTGCCACGTCTCCGTGGGCTTGTGGTAGGCTTCGAACTTGAGCGAGAGGGTAAAGAGCATGGAGTGATTATCTCACCCCACGCTGTGGTTTGTCAAGTTACCCCTCTCGGTGATCGGGATTCGCACACCGCTTGCAGCGTGGTGCTGCCTCTGGAATCCACTCGTCCCGTCGAGCGTCATACGGAAACTCGGGGATCTTGTTGTGGCACGCCGTGAGATCTTCGGCGGGCAGCGACACTGTGTGGACCTTGGACCACCGCTGTCCATTCGCCTCGATGGGCTCGTTGAGACGCCACTGAATAAAGTGGCGAGTGATCACAGTTCCCTCCATCGCGCTTCGACAGCTTCTCTATCCTGCTCTCGCACCTCACGGTGCAAGGCGACTTCCTCTGTCCGCGTCATCTTGCGGGGATTGAATTCCAGCCAGCAATCAGGGCCGTCGTAGACGTCCCACCAGCGTTGGCCATCCGTGTCCTTCGTCTCGCGTATCGTCAGCTTTCCCATGCAGGGTGCCCCTCCTTGGGCGGGTCGGTGTTCGATGCTCCCTAGATCGTATCACACCGTTTCGGATTTGTCAACTCCCTCTAGGACTTGACAAATTTTTTTACCTGTGATACGATCATGTCAATGCCAACACCCTTTCAGTTCAACGACGGCGGGCGGGCCGCTGCCGGATATCGTGGCAAAGCGAAAGGCGACTGTGGGGCGCGTGCCCTTGCCATTGTTGCCCAGATTCCCTATGTCGAAGCCTGTGCGCTCGTCAACGAGTATGCCGAACAGGAACGGCCTCGGGGCACAAACAAACGCTCCAACGCCCAGACCGGCGTGTGGGTGGACACGATGAAGAAAATCCTACGGGATCTCGGTTTCATCTGGACACCCACGATGGGCATCGGCACCGGGTGTACCGTTCATCTCACGGCCTCGGAGCTACCTGCGGGCCGGATCCTCGTACGCACCTCCCGGCACTACACTTCGATGATCAACGGGATCATCCACGACACCTATGATCCCTCACGCGAGGGGACACGCTGCGTCTACGGATACTGGCGGAAGGTCTAACTGTCAGGAGGGGAGGGGTGCTCACGTCTTCTAGATATGAGCATCCCCTTCTTCAACTGCCGAATCTGCCGCCGCCCGTTCCTCGTGTGTAAGTGCTTCACCCCTACGGGGCATTCTCGACGGCTTCGCAAAGCCTACGCCCAACTCGCGATCCTCGACAGGGAAATGGCCCGCGTCAGAGATTCGAATCCCTGTCCGGAGCATGCGCCCACCTCGTGTCGGATTATTTCCCAGCGTCTTCGTGAGCTTCGTATCCAGCGGGATCGCGTGTATCGTCGCATCACTGCCGTGGAGGATTATGGCACTTGAGTGCAAAACTCTTTGATCGCCAGTGCGGAGGGTCGGGGCGTCCAATCGTGGTTGAACAGCCCGAAATCTTTCTCCGGATTCCCCGGTACGGGCGCATAGATGTAGGTCGCTTCGATCCCCAGTGCGAGATTGATGCGTAGTTCCTCTGCGATGTAGGCTCCTTGATCGGCTTGGTTCACGCCTGCGAGATTCCAGCCCACCTCGGTCACTTGCACGATCATCTCGTCAGGAAGCGGGCGAGCCATCGCCGCATATTCTTCCCACCGGGTGGGATAGCGTGACGTGGAGGGAGGAGAGGGTTCTCGATACGTGTGCCATGCGACTCGATCATACGCATCGTCTGGAATGGTCGCTCGGACTTCCTCAAACCAGTACCGGTGAATCTGCGGGCCTGCTCTATCGGGTTGGAGGTAATCCCCGGCGAGAATCAACACGGTCTGCCCTTCCAGATACTCACACACCTGTCGAGCGAGGGTGCCGTAGCGTTTCCCACTCCACCCACCCATCACCCTCGGCTCATTGAGGATTTCCACTTCTTCGAAGTCAAACGCCACCACCACATCCTGACAGAACGTCAGATAAGCGTGCATGTCCGGATCGTGATCATAGGTGAAGTCGAGAATCGGCAGAAGGATAAACCCTGCTTGCTGTAACGGTCCCACGATCTTCAGCGGATCGGGGTGGCGATAGTCGAGATTGAAGCGGACGTGCGTGGCTCCGGTTTCCTCTCGGATGAGGGTCCAGAGATCGGCATCCACCACACTCTCAGGCCCGGGGGTGGGGCACACCAGACCGACTCTCATGCCACCACTCCTCCGGCACTATTCCACACTGCTGTCCCCGCTTTTGGGCCGTTGGGATCTTCATAGATGACCAGCACCCGATCATCGTTCAACTGGCACATGGCCCCGGGATGCCCATCGGTATGCGAAGCCCAGACTGGATTTCCATCTCCGTCATAGATCACGAGATTGCCATCGGGATTCATCTTCACGTTGCCCGGTTTCGTACCGCCTGTTTGAGAGGCCCAGACCGCTTCTCCCGTATCGGTATAGAGCACGAAGTTGCCATCGGCCTCATCGTACTTCGCCTGACAGGTTTTCCCTGTGGCAATCAATTGCTCGCCGGGTTGCAACGTGTCTTCGGAGAATAACTGATGGCGCTCCGTGACCACCGGGACGCTCGGGCCTCCCTCGGTCTTCACCACCTTGGCGATCTCGGGCATGTGGGGCAGTTCCCACACGAACCGGATTTCTCGCCAACCATTGTGATATTTCTCAGGGAGATGCCCGTTCCACACACACCACTCACTGTGGGTGACATACATGGGCCATCCGGCGTTTTTCGTGTTGGTCAGGTCTTTCTCGACCTGATATTCGTCGGCATACATCCCACCCGCTGAGGAGCCCGGTCCCGGGGGCTCATTATTGATTTTGGGCAGGCTCTTGTAGAACGCATTGAACGCAAACGGATCAGACCACTTCCCGTTGTCTCGCATCGTATGAATCGTGATCTCATTGGCTCCGCTATGATCAGCGGCTCCATACAATTCATCGAAGCTGTCTTGCATCTCTTCGTTCGTGGGATTCGCTCCCATCCCGCCATGCGCGGCATCAGGTGAGGACAACGAGAGTAAGAATCCTGCGGGCAACTTTGACCGCATATCCGTCCCCATATTTCGCACTTCTTGGGGCGTCCACTTATTCACTTTGAATTCGTTCGCGCATTCGAAGCTACGTATCGCTTCCCATTTTCCCTGTGAGGCGGCGATGATGCGATCCTGAAAGCGTCTTCGATCATCTTCCGTGGGGGTTTGATTTCTCCCGCCGTAGATGGTGCAATGAAGTTGCTTCCCCAGATTGCCCACCACGTCCAACATTTTCTTATAACGATTTTCCCAATCGTCATGAATGAACACGCCTGCATCGGTCCACACGTCCGGACTGCCGTGGCTTTGTCCCTCGACAGCGAGCATGACACGGAACACCGAAGGATTCATCTCTCCCAGAATCCAGTCCATGTTCTTCTTGGCTTCGTCGGGCCACTTGGCCAAGGCGGTCATCAAGCAGAACCACCCGAAGGCAATCGTGCAATCAGTTGCAGTCCCTTCGTGTGGCGTGCCACTGTCATAGATCGGCCATCCGCTGATATCGACGTAGACGTTACTTGGACGCCAAAAGGCGGGCGGAATCACTGTCCATGCGGGGCCAGCAGGAGCGGGATGCCCACCGGCACTTTGGATGATGTCTACACGCTCTCCGTTGGGCCATGCAAGGACATCATGCGAACAGCGTTGCTGATTCGGATAGGTGTAGCCTGCTTCGCCTGCACTCTTACTCAGCAAACCCACTCTCTCCGCTTTCATCTCCGGCTCGGCACACACCCACTGCAAGTACTCCCCACAGGCCGGAACCGAGTTGTATTGCAGGAGATAGGGTTTCGCCTGATTCACACGATCTACAACTTTTCGGCCAATTGTGGGGTCCATAGGCTCCTACGCGCTTTCTTCGATGAGCGATTGATACTCAGGGACGTTTGGTTTTTGGAGCTTGTCTACGCTCGCATAGACGCTCTGCGGAATCATCAAGACAGGAATCCGATACAGGCCCCACATCTCCCGGCGCATGGTCAACCCATACACGACTCCTGCGAGGGCGTCTGCACAGTCCTTACTGCCTCCGGGGGGATGATCGACTTTCCCGGTCTTCACGTCTTTTTCCAGCGTGAGAATTTCGCGATGGAGCTTCGGGTGGGTGGGGACGTTCAACCGCGCTTCATACACCGCTGTCTTGGTAAAGTCATAGGGTGGACAGGGCAACGTGTCCATACTCTGATGTCCGGTAATCAATCCCTGTTGCCGCAGAATTTGCTGACTGTCTGCGGACTGGAATTGATCGAATGTACACCAGACAATGTTCAGGCCCATCTTCTTCAGGACGA